CCTCGTCAAAGCACCTCTGGTATATCCGCCCTGAGTGTATCGAGAACCATATATGGTTCGACTTGTGATTTCTCCTGATATTCTCACAGTACTTTGAATCGGTCTGCACGTACCACCCATCATATTCGTGTCTCTGAAGTCTTTTAATATGGGTATTCTCCTGCCCACTTATATATTTTCGAACATACTCCTGAATCCCAGAAACATCAACGTTTTTTTCAGTTTCATGTGAATGATGGTCCTCGTTTGTTCTCACTGAAAACAACTCGAGAATTTCTACGCTCGGACTCTTTGAAAACTCCCGGTCCGACCCCAGCTGTTTCCAAGGAATATACGGATCTCCTGTGGGCTTTTTATGAGACCAAAGCATTCGAAGTCCTGAACCTCCATAGACTGACGCGTCTATCACGGTATCCCATGGTCCTTCACCTAGGGCACTAATCAATTTTGATCTTAAATTGAGAGCCATTGTCCTGTCTACTATAAGTCTGGGCCAGTGGATATGGACCCCAGATTTTATGAGAGAGGCCCCGACAGGTCTTGGTCTTGCCCGAGCAATAAGACACTCTGAAATTTTATCACCCCCAAGGGTTTCATGAATTATAGAACAAAATTGCAAAAGATCTTCATCACTTAATTTCTCGGGAGCCTTGTAGTCTAGGTCCACAAAAAACTTGAAATATTCTGTCTTTTGCTCGACCACAAACAATTTTGATCCAAAATTGAAAATTTCTACATATTTCTGATAAAATTCATGAGTATCCTCCGGGGGGATGATGAGTGTTCCCCCGTCCATGAGGACATGGGTTCCGGCCCCTCGAGGAACCTTCCACTTCTCCATTAGAGTTTATATGTTTCATGGCTCTAACTGTTCAAGTTGCGAAGCGCAAGTCCTTTGGACTTAGTCCTCATCTGATTCGACCGTCAGAAATGACCAGAGAGATCTTGGTTTCTTGGGCTTTACTTGATTAATTTTAGTTTCAATTTCCTCGAGATCAGCTTCGGCCTTTTCAATTTCAAAATGAAGTTTCCGAATGGTCATTACTTCGGCCAACTTATTCGGGTCAGTCGTGGTGTCGTTACACAGCTTTAGGAGATGTGTAGCGAGATCGAGTTTTGATCGCGTCATCTTTATTACCTTTATAGGACTTATTTATTCTTCAGCAACGCAAGTTGAACTGAGTTTTCGGCGAGTTGAGCGCTTGAAGAAATTCTGGATTCCTAAGCACGTGCTGACGAATCATAGGCCACAAGTTACTAATTTTAGATATTGTTTCTAAATTCTCAAACTTGCAGTCATCATTTTCATCGTAATTTTTGCGAAAAGGCACCTGGTTTCCTTCCATTTTGTGCTTCTCCTCTGTGAAGCGTTTTACTATGTGCCTGTGTTCTATGGCCGTCATTGGCACATCCAGAATATAGACGTGATAGTGATTAATGACATCAACACCATCCTCGATATCTCGAGGTTCTGGTGTATCAGTGACGAATTTAAAATAGGCGTACGCGCCTCTTTTTAAATTGATCATTCCGCGTGTTTCTTCTTCGAGTTCTCGAACCGCACAGCGAAGTGGGTTGAAAATCTCGCGTCGGCGACACCCGCCCGTAACAAAGGTCCATTCACGGTACCTTCGATCGTGAACGACCAAAAAGTGAGGAACATCATTCACGTGAGAAACTGGGATCGCTATCGCTTTGTGGCGCTCCCTTGGAACTCGAAGATCCATTGTCCTCTACTAGTATTTCACTAGCAAAAAATTTATTGAGTCTTCCCGTGCGTGGCTTATAAGTCACCAAAAATAACATACAGGCAATGAATACCCACAGAATCCAATTCATTTTCTAATTTTAGTTTGGAATTTAGTTGGAGTAGAGAATCGAGCCGAGCCCGTTCTGGATTCTGAAGATGTTGTAGTTTACTGCGTAGAGGTACTGGGTGGGGTAGTTCACTGGTCCGGCCAGGCCCAAGATGCCGTTGGGAAGGGTAGAAGGCACGACCAGGCGGTAGTTGTCGAGGCGGGAGAAGTTGAGGGTGCCGGTCGGCTGGAGCTTGGAGGTGTCAAGGCAGTAAGAAATAATGGCCACATTTGCGGTCTGATTATTGTGAATGTATCCCCAAGGAGTATTGAAGTACTGGGGAACATCGACCCAGTGGTAAAGGTGGCGAGAGTCACCTACATCCACACCGTTCACCTGGGTCTTCAGCTGATAATTAGCAGCCGCGACTGATCCTGTGCCATTTGCATAAATCTGCGAGTAATTCACACAAGGGAAGGCGATAAACTTGACTGGCTGGGCCAGAGCGAGTTCCTGGACCGGGTTGGTTCCCATAACGATGCGCTGCACCTGGGTGATGAGAAGGTCCTGCTTCTCCTTGGCGAACCAGTCACGCTCCGTCTGGTCGAGGTAAATGAAGTTGGACCAGGCCTGGTACTGCACTGATGCATAGGTGGAGGTGGAGGTGGATGAGCTCGGGAAAAAGCTGACGACACTGACACCCGTAACGCTCGGATTGGATGCCAAGGCGGGAACGAAGGTGACCGTGTAGACACCACCTGAGATATTGGAAACGTAAGCAGCCTGTGTAGTCGTAGAAGAGACGGGTACTGCGCTAATACCGACGACCATATCTCCGACAGAAACTGTGTTGGAAGAAATAGAGCTCAGAGTAAATGAGATTGATGAAGTTGTGGCAGAACCTGAAATAGTGGGAGTTGAACCAATCGCCTTAGGATTAAAGGTATACAAGGTGCTCGATGAAGGGCTGGGCTGAACAGCCGTTGCAGTGCTTGTCGTCGGGTACGAAATTGAAAGTGCATTTTTACCAGATGCCGTCGTCAAAAGACCCGAGTTGATGAGATTGAGTGAAGTTGGGGAAGTTGTGACCAGCTGTCCGGCTGTTATGTTTGGATCAGTCTGGGAAACACTGGTAACGGACGAATAGTTGCTGGTCGTGGCGAGTGTAGGAGTGCCGGTCAGGGCGGTTACAGGCACGGAAATGTTGAAGAAGGAGATCATTGGAGGAGCTGTTAATATGGAAAGTGTTGGGACTGAACCGGCTGTACCATCTGCGAATCCACAGTAATATGAGACTGTGTACTGCGTGGGAGTTACTGATGTGTTAATGCTTGTCAGATAAGCGCCAATCAGAGTAGGGGCGTTTGCTACTGTAAAATCGAGACCAGCAACGAGCTGCCCGACCGTTGGCTGTGCGCCTGTAATATTATTCAGGGTAAAAACAGCAGTTCCTGTCTGAGCTGCAGCGGTACTTGATACAAGTACAGGTGATGCCGTAGATGAAGGAGTTACTGCATAAGTAGCAACATTAACCGCAATAGCCTGCGAACCGAGTGGAAAATGTACGACCGCCGAAGTATCCGATGCGACCGATTCCACAATGCCCGTATAATACAAGTTTGGAGCTGCGTTCCCTGAAAGAGTCAGTGTGAATCCTGTTAAAGCTCCAGCAGTAGTAGTTGTTCCGGCTCCTCCGCGAGAACTACTCAGAGTAAAAGTTGTAGACCCGTTTGTTGCTATAATATAGTAAGTTGCGGCTCCTCCGGCTATATCTCCCGCACCCGCGCCTTTGGTTCCTCCGATAATAATTGTTTGACCAACTGCTAACGGATTGAGAGCTGGAGATGATAATGTGAAAGCGCCACTGGTACTTGCCACGGTTACAGTGGATACAGGAATTGTTGCAGAAGTTGATTTATAAATAAAAGCAGATCCGGGAACCAGAAGAGAAGTGCCCGATGATGATAATCCAGAAATTGCAACTGAAATACCCGCAACCGCAGAACCCGATGCTCCTGATACAGATGCCACTACAATAGGGGTGGTGTAAACTGGCTGGACATATACGATATTTGAAGTTACAGTTGGCACGGCGTATGATGTAGGGGTTGGTATCAATGTTACGACTGGTGCTGTAGTGTCTTTAAAGGTAACAAAAGCGCCCTGCCACGTACCTGCCGGATTAATACCCTGAATTCCCAGGGCAAATTCTCCAGCGTTGGGTGCAGTGGTCATAGCCCCATTGTAAGTCAAGGTAACTTTTGGAGATGAGTAAGTTGGCGTAATTGGGTAAGAGGCTGGTGGTATAACTGCGGAGGTCGAAGCAACCACAGCGAGTGGTGGAGCTCCTGCATACACATTGCTCGTGAATCCATAAGGGAAAGATACTGTTGCGCTGGTTACAGTCGTGGAAGAAGCTATGGCTACTGCCGACGCATTTGGAAGGGTACCATTGAGATACACCTGATTTGGTATCGGTAGAAGATTTAAGGTCAAAGGCGATGCCCCGGCTGGTACAGCAGCTGATAAAATCGCCTTGAAATTTGGAGATGCCGTTGTATCTGAAACAATTTCTCCAACTGGTATAGTTGAAGTAGTAGAACCACCTCCAATTGTTACTGTAATACTAGAAGTACTTGCGGATACGGACGCAACTGAAAATGACGACGCGCCATATGCTCCACCAGCGAAAGTTATAGTATCACCTACCTTAAAGCCAAGAACTGAACCACTAACACCCCCTGTTGCTGCGAGTGTACCAGTTGCACCTGCTGGTAAAGTGACTGTGGCACTGGTAGCTGTCAGCTGAGAAACCTGAGTCGCGCTGATGTTTGTGGGGACTCCAAATGTAATTGTCTGGTTCAGGTAACTGGACCACGTGATGCGAATCTCGACATCGTGAAACTGCAGACCGATCAGGGGCAGACACAGAGTCCACTCCTTGCAGAAGAAAAACTTGAAAGGGAAAAATGAAGCCTTCTGGTTATTTAAGGATGCATTGTTCAGATTCAGATACCGCTGTGACCAGTTCTGGGCCCCCACGAGTGGCTCGATATCAGCCATGTACTCGAAATCGTGCGTGTCCACAATCTGACCACCAATCATAAGCTCAACTTTGTCTATAACCTTTGACCAGTCAAGTCCCACGATACCAGCTCCATTATTATCACGAGCAGTCAGGTATACGTAGCTTAGCAAATCACCCTTTTTCTCAAACCGAATAGTTGAAATACCATTTGCAATTGGTGTGCCCTGAATAACCTGTCTCTCAATTGAGTTGGCAAAGTGGGTATAGCGTCTGTAATTTGAACGGTAAAAAGATACCTCCGGCTTTCCGGTTAACCAAGCGTCCTGAGGTCCGACTGCAACGAGTTGAACGACACCTCCAGACATTTACTTTCTGTCTATATTTTTTTAGGGAATCAGTTCACCGCAACTTGAGGTGGCGATGAAAGTGAATATGCAAGAGGATTCTTTTCAAGTTGCTGAATTGCAATATCCAAAAAGTTGGGTTCGGCCCGTGGATTCGCATTGGGTTTGTGCTCGTTGAGGGGATCATCGTATTTAGGGGCCAAATAACTTCTGCCCTGGTTCGATCCTGTAAGGCCCATCGGAGGTACTGGGACTCCCCTGGCCTCTGGGCGAAGTTGAGTTGCGGAACCGACCTGGTTCACTGGATCATTGCGAACATTCATCCGGGCACCATTGCCTGCACGGTCGGGCTTGGAGCGATCTCCACTTGACCTGGTGAGTGTTGTGTCGGTATATGCAGTAGTTCCAACGGCGTATGGCTGCTCGACGAAATACTTGGGAGGCCCCTCCGACAAAGTATCAGTGCGAAGACCGGTCTCCATGCGCCGCGTCGTCTTGCGAGTCTTGCTGAAATCTGGTCGCCCCTCCGGCCCCACGAATGCACTTTGAGGACCACCTCCCCCAAAAGCACCTGGAGGTCTGTAAGCCGTCTTACTCTGGGCTGCGTTATGAGTTATATCACCTATGTAGGCAGCACCGCCGTTCTTAATTACTGGATTCGCCGGCCCGGCCCGACCTTCTAGGCTCGTCAGCTTCTCTTCGTTAATATTCGTAGGCAAAACACGGAAGTAATCCTGGAACCCACCGCCAGCTTTTACGTCGGGTGCGAGTCCAAGACCTGGTCCGACCGTGTTGGGATTTCCAAGTGGATTTACGTTATTCATCTTATTTGTAACGTATTCACGGTTGTACAAATCGTATACCGGCTGACCATACGGTGAACGAGAATTTGTCTGGGTAACGTCCTGAAGGTTCGGGATAGCCTCTTTAGGCGTTAAACGCCAATCGCCAACACGACGACCGAGATCGGGTGTAGTGTTCAGAATGTCCGAAAAATCCTTGGCATGATCTCTCGAATTTGACATTAAATCAATATCCCGTCTGGTGATGGGTTTCGTGGTTACAGGGACACGACTCGTCTGGGTTTCTTTCCCATCGGCAAGTCTTTTTCCTGCAAACACAAGACCAACAACTGCTGCTATCGCAAGAGGATCCATATTATTATTATCTTATCTTTTTTATTGATTGTATCTCTGGTTGAAACGCTCATTCTGAATTTCACCAAACGTGTTCACCGGGTTCCATGGGATAACACGTAGCGGGAGATCCACGTATGTATTTGGGAAATCATACGATTTCTCGGACCAGCCCTTCTTCCAAGCACTTGTCGTCTGCTCGCGAAGAGAACTTTCCACATCAGTTTTATCTGCCAGAACGACCTGTGCTGGACCTATCCAAACACCTGGTTGAAGCATATTCCGGGAATTGTTCAACATCGGCATCTTAGTACTTGTGCATATTTTATTTACTTCCTGCTCCGTAACCACCCCCATTTCCTCCGCGCAACTGTACACTTTCGGGGAAAGTGGAATAGAAGCGGTCTGGATCGCAAGCGGCTCCTCCCTGGTCCTTACACTTGGGTGCAAATGGTTTACCAAATGATGCGTATGCAAAAGCGGCTTGATCATTGGGAATAGTGCTCGATGGGGCCGTGTAGAAGTTGCGTTCAGCGTCTCGCTGTCGCTCGAATGGGTGGATCTGGCTCCACGTGTTCTGGACCTCCGTGCGCATACTAGGATACCAGGCAGCAGCTGGGCGGTCAGGATTATCCACGTAATCACTCAAAAGAACATTGCCCATAGGATTATCAAAAGTTGGGAGCGTCACTTCACTCCGGAGAGGACCAGAAGTTCGCCCGTCTGTCGAAGATGGACGCATTTTTCCATCAGAAATCATATTCATATTCCAAAGATAATACAATATGGCCAGCGCAAGAATTCCTAGAGCAAAAATGCGTGGTTCGCGATTTATCAGATAAATCAGACATGTAGCGTATATGATAAATCGACTTGTCGCCAAGACGCGCTCTTTTGCAGTCTGGGTAGCCGTTGGCCAAAAGTCGAG